CAGCTGCGGATCGATGCCGGTCTCGCCGTGGCGCTGCTGAGAGAGAGTGAGAAATACCAGGGAGGGGGAGCGCGATAAAGTGGGATGTACTGGGACGGATCGGACTATAGCGGGATGGGGCGATGAAAATGTTTTGCCACTGGGGAAAGAAAAACCCGGCTCATTCGGCCGGGTCAAAAAGGCCCAACTGATCGGTTCGGCGTTGTCTCCGGTGCTTTCGAACAACGCTGTAGATCCAGTCCTCGGTGACGCCGAACTCCCGGACCAATTTGTCAGCATTCGAGCCATCGTACCGCTGCAGTATATGCAGTTCCAGGCGCTTGCGAGCCAGCTCATCCTTGACCGGAAAGACAAACGTGATACCGGCCCAGCGCCGATGCAATTGGAACACCAGTTCCTCTGACTCAGATACTGCTTTCTCCCGAGAGAGCCCGTTACGCACGAACGCTTCGACGATCAGTTCGGCCAGCTCGCTGAGCATGTTGTTCCGGCGGCGGATCTGCTGCGAACGGATCTCCTTCATTATTACCTCCGCTTGCTATCTGCGGCCGCTTGGAGCGTTTCCACCAGGGCCTTGAGGATTGGACGCTGCCGCCGCCATCCTTTCGGCAACTGTTCCAAGCCGGCCGCCTGTTCTGGATGCTCAATGCCCAGGTCCTGGCAGAGCCGATCCACTTCAGCGAGGAGGTACCGTTTCTCCTGCTCGACGTGCAGAGCTGCCAGGATTGCCGTGAGCTGATCTGGTTTCTTCAGCCATGCGACCTTGGCCACGCCGAACATCTGCTTGGCGATCTTGTCGGCGTAGCTCCAGGGCAGCCTCATCTCAGCCAACTGCGCCTCAATGACCTGGACCTCGGCGGGTAGCTGGCTGAAGTTATGCGGCTTGCCGGCTGCTCGCTTGCTGGGCTGTGGTTGCCAGCCCAGGCGCTTGAACTCCGTCAGCAACTGCTCGGCCTGGCGCAGGTTCAGATCCCGCGCCGACCCCTTGCCGAACATCGCATGCAGCTTCTGCCGATAGACATCGTCCTGCAGGCCGAGCTGCTGACGAGCGATGTGGATCTTGCTGAGCAGCCCCCTAGCGAGTGCCATGGAACACCTCCATGCCATGCCGACGACCCAGCCGGCGCAGCTCAGCATCGCTGACGCCCAGTTCGCGAGCGAGCCTGGCCGTCTGCGCGGCCAGCAGCGCCTGGGCGGCGATCATCCGGCTCAACCAGACCTTCGGGTTCACGCCAGGAGCCGGCTGCAAAGCCGGCACGGGCGCTGGTGAGCGTTGGGGCTCGGTCTTGGTTTGCGTACGTGGCGCGGCAGGCTTCGCTTTGAGCGACGAATTCTCGGCCAGGGCTCCGTTGTATACCGGCGTCTTCATGGGATTGATGACGAAAGTGTCCGGCAGCTCGCGCATCTTGTACCCGACTTTCTCGATCTGCCCGCCGCCGGCCAGGAACTGCTGAACCAGTTCGTCCAGCTCCTGGGCCTCCTGCCGCTTTACGTCAGCATCACGCCGAGGTGGATCGCCGGCCGTTGAGTGGTAGCGCTCCATCACCTGGCCTCCTTGTTGAGCTGTCGAATGCGGCTGTGCAGCTTCTTCTCGACGGTCTTCTGCAGACCGGGTACCGAGAGCGCAGCACGGCATTGCTCTAGATTGAAGCTGTCCAGAGCGCGCAGGCGATCATCAGTACTCACTGCACCGTAGTCCTTGTCAGGATGGATGAACGGATTGGCTTGCGACATCTCACACCCCCTGAGTAAGCCGAGCCACGGCCTGGTGCCCGATCCCCTGGTGCAGCCGCGCGCGCTTGCCCGCGGCATACCCCGCTTCACTGGCCACTTCGTCACGTGCCTTGAGCTTGCGGCGCTTCATCTCGAACTTGCCGACGTCAGCGTGGTGCTTCGCCATGTACGCCTGGATCGCGTCGGCGATGTTGTCGTCGACGCCTGCGAACTGGTCGACCTTGGCGTACACGGCCTCGATCCATCCATGCGCGAAGGCATCTCCACGGGCTACCTTGGTGGACCGCTTGCAGCGTTTCTGCGTGCTCAGGAAGTCCTTGCGCGCCTTCTGCAGCTGTCGCTCCAGCACCTGGTAGGCATAGCCGGTCAGCTCCGGCGCCGCCGCGCAGCCGACGAACAGGAACGAAGCGCTTTCGAAATAGGAGGTGCAGATGATCAGGTGCGTGCCGAAGGCATGGCAGCACACTTGAGCGAGGCGCACCCGCCAGGCCGGCGGTTTTCCATCCGAGCCGGCGGGAACCCTGGCTTCGCCAGCCATGCTGGCCAGCACGTCTCCCATCTCCAGATTGTATGCTTCCATCAGTTTGTGGGCATGACGCAGCGCGATCTCGGCCTCGTTCGGGTTGGAACCCCGTCCCTTCGCCATTTCCAGGCACTTCTTGATCTTGTCGAGGATACGGTCCTGGTCCATGTCACACCCCTGCGATATTCAGGCTGATCGGCAGATAACGGTCAGTCATGCCATCGCGTTGGAAGACGCGGATGTACACAGCCTGGCCGTTGACCTGGATGGAATCGCGCAGGGCCTGCATGGCCCGCTTCCAGTCCGGGTCGTCGATCTCCACACGTAGCAAGCTGAGGACGTCGTTGGTCTTGATCTGCCCCTGGCGGTTGGCGCGAAAAGCGCGATCCACCAGTATCCGCAGGTGGTTGTTGGCTCCCTCGCTCCAGGCGCGGATGCATTGATCGATCAATTCCTTGGCTGCCAGAATCTCCTCGCTGAAGACGATGCGATCCGCGTGGGCTCGCTCGATCTTGTAGCGTCCGTCGTAGGTGATGATGGAGACGTTGCCCTTCTTCCCGCCAAGCGTGACGCCGTACTTGTCACCGCAGATCCGGATCAGATCGTCGATATCTGCCAAGGCACGCGCCTTGAACCGAGCCAGAGATTCGTGGAGGAGTAGAGCCTCTTCAACCAGGTCGCAGGCAACCTGGTCGCGCAGTTTGTCGTGCTCTCGCACCTGGTGCTCAGGCACCAGGTGGCCCGCTGCATTCTTCACGTAGCCAGCCGGGATGTGAGTATCAGCCATGGGAGTTTTCCTCTTCGGGATTCGGTACAACGCTCATCTCAGCCAGGGAGACGAACGCATTCAGGATGTGTCCGCAGTTGCTGCAGGTGATCACCAGCTCGATCAGGCTCGGGTCATGAGCTGCAGAGCCCGCGGTGATTTCGGGGTACGGCGTGCTGCACTCGGAGCAGTCGATCTCCAGAACATCAGCCATGGGGACGTCCCTCCAGTTCGGTATCAATCTGCAGGTCGATCGCGTCACCCTGTGCGAGGAGCAGCGCCGTGGCCTTCACCAGGTTCTTTCGAGCGTCCAGGCTGGGTTTCCACCACGATGACTCGAACGGCCACCAGCCCGGCACCAGTTGCGTCAGACACGGCTCTCGCTCTGGCTGGCAGATCTGCGTAACGGCTTCGTCGGCGTAGCAGGTAGCAGCAAGCGCCAGTTCACCGCCTCGGTGCTCGGCGTCATGGTCGGGGCTGAAGCCTTCCTGTCGGATCTGCCGCTGCCGTTCTGTCAGTACGTCCCGAGCGAAGGGGCTCAAGCTGAGGTCGCATAGGCTTTGCGTGGCGCCATTGTTCATCAGTGCACCCTCCCTGCTGATTGCTGAGCGCGCCGCTCCTGCAGGTAGACCGCCATGCACTGCAGCTCCGCATGCAGCTTGGAGAAGTGGCCGGCGATGAAGAGGTCGATGAGCTTGACCAACATGCTGTCCAGCTTGTGGCTGATGGTCTTCAGCTCCACCAGCTCCTGGTCCTTCGCGAAACCATCGCGCAAAACGTCCTTCAGGGCTTCCCGGCAGTCCTGCTCGCTCATGGCGTCAACATCCATCAGCGGGGTGTACGCGTGGGTGATGACGGTCATTGGTCTTGCTCCTTCACCGGGGTCGTCCAGCCCACATCGACGCCGAGCAGGCTGACGAGATGTAAGGTGACACTCCCGCGGGTGGTCTGCCGAATGCCGCGGAGGACACCCTCGAACCGCTGATACAGGCGAGGTGCGTCTTCCGCACGAATGAACAGCCGGCGATCGAGCACCGACGTCTGATCAATCGGAATGCCGGCCTTGCGCAGGGCGCGGGTGGCGTTGTTGACGGCATCCAGGCATCGGGCCAGCTCCGGCGTCAGCACGGTGCAGAGCGGCAGATGGGTAGCTATTGGATGCTCTTCAGGGAGGCGGCCAGTGATCGGTACGACGTTCATCTCACACCCCCTTGATCACATCGGCAGTGACGAGCGGTTCGCCGACATGCACCGCCAGATTCATCGCCGCGATCATCAAGTTGCCGATGGCCAGCGGGTAAAGCTGGCTCGTTTTGTCTCGGCCGCTTGTGCTCAGGCGCTCGATCAGCGCCTGGATGCCGCTTGCGTCGACCACTTCGGTCAGCGGCTTGCCGACCCGGCCGAAGCGGAACTCCAGGTGCTTCTCCACTGCTGCAACCGGGAGCGGCTCCAGCTCCACGATCTCGATGCGCTGCACTACCTCGCGCACGTCGCCATTACGTGGGGAAAGCTTGGTGCCCAGTTCGGGTTGTCCAATCAGGATGATGCTGACCAGCTTGGTGAAGCCGGCCTCAAGCTCCCGCAGGCGCTTGAGCTGCTTGAGCGTTGGGATCGGAAGGCTGTGTGCCTCCTCAATGATGAGGACGTGGCGGAAGCCTGCGGCATGGCTGGTCTTCAGCGCCTTGTGTAGCTGGGCGAAACGCGCTTCGGGCGAGGATTTGGCTTTTTCAAGCGGCGCTACGGCCGCCATGATCGATTCAGCGATATGGGTCGATTTCAGTGTCTTGCCCTTGGTGTCGTTGTCCTCCATCGCCAGCACATAGGGCTCGATGACGATCACCGGTGCACTCTCGCTGTCCAGGCGTTGCACCAGATCTCGACGCAGCGTGGACTTGCCAGCGCCAGACTCGCCGATGACTGCTAGGAAGCCGTCGTGCTTGGCGACCTGATACATGCATTCGCGGACGTAGCGAATATCGGGGCTGACGTACATGTCATCAGCGCTCTGCAGCTCGTCGAAGGGGTCGCGACGGATATCGAAAGCCTTCTTCGTCGCTGGTAGCAGCACCTGTTTGCGCATTAGCATGGGCTCGCACTCCTCGTTTTCTTGACCGTTTTCGGGGGTTGCAGGAGCCTCGGCGTTGGCGCGCCGGGGCTCCATCTCTTCTTCCAGCAGCGCGATGTCGTCATCGTTCGCGCCGTGCTCGTATAGAAAGTCCGCGACCGCGCCAAACAGGCGAGATTTGTCGAGGGACTTCGGCCAAAGGCCGTGATTGATCAGTTGAGCGATCGCCGCCGGGCTCAAATCGACCGCTCGGGCCAGGTCGGCCTGGGTCTTGCTGACCCCGGCAAGCACTTCCTTGAGTTTCAGCATCAGTTGCCTCCTACGACGCGCAGGCCAGGCCGGGCCGGCTTGCGCAACTGGTTGGCGATGGCGTCGAGCTGGTCTTCCGGCACGCCTTCGGGGTGGGTCTTCTTGAGCCAGGCCATCGAGTCCGTGGTCCAGGCTTCACCCAACTGCGCGCGTAGACGTTTGGCCGCCTCGACATGCGGAAGGAGCGGAACCTCCACGATGGGGGCTACCAAGCTGTGTTCCGTGCCGCGTCGAGGCATGAAGGTGGGCAGTTGGGTGTCGTCGATATGTTGGAAGGGCTTCAAGGCACCGCCGAACGGAACGGCCTTGGCCTTGCGCGCAGCCTGCACTTCCGTTTCGCTTTCGACGCCATAGGCCAGTTGGTCAACAGCTTTGCGGGCCTTCTGCGCCGGAGTCTCAGCCTGACGGCTGAACGTCTGCCCGATCACCGGTGAAGTGGTCGCGTAGCCGCCCTCATCCTTCTCGACCTTGGGAAGGACATAGAAGACCTGACGGCCCTGCTCGTTGACCGTGACCAGTTGCACTGCATCTTCGCGCCAGGGGTTGCGGGTGATCAGCACGCGGTCGTTGACGTTCACGTCCGGGACAACCGAAATGTCGTACTCGCATCCTCCGAACGAGACGCGAAGTTTGGCCGTGACCTTCCGAGACTCTGGTGCCCTCACCGCAAGCTCCCGGCACAGCTCGACCGTGGGCGCCTTGATCAGTTGGTCCGCCCGGATGGTCATCCAGAGTTCTGACCTGGTGCGCCTATGCCGGCTGTGTACGGCCGTCGCATTGAAGTGGGCGCGCCACTTCTTCGCTTGGGCGTTGAGTTCGTCCAGGTCGTTGACCGGTTCGAACTTCAGCTTCGACTCGAACTTGCGCTCGATGATGTTCCGGGCGTTCTCGACCGAGCCCGTAACCCGCGCCGCGCCTGGCGCGTGCACGATGACCTCGATGCCCAGGGAGCAGCAGAGGTTCTTCGACATCGCCGAGATGTTGGCCGAACCAGGGTCCATCATCAGGATGCGTGGCACGCCGTGGAGCATGTCGGCTCCACCACGCTCTTGCATGGCCTCGATCAGCACCGTGCAGAAGTTCTCGCCACTCTCGGCGCCCATCACATAGCGAACGTAGATCCAGCCGGTGTAGTGATCGGTGATCTCGTAGGACCACACACGGTCAGCGGCCACGCGATCCAGGTTCGCTGGCTTGTTCTTGTAGAACTCCTTGCGATCCATCACCTGTAGGCCGCTAGCCTTCTTGTTCGCCCCAGGCTTCAGGTAGTAGAGGACGCAGAGGGACGCATCGATCTGCCAGACGTGGTTCGGATGCAGGCTGCGCAGTTCGGTGACCGGCTCCGGCGCCAATAGCTGGGATGGATGCAGGCGGTAGCTGTGCAGCGCGCGGCTGATCGCGCTGATCGACATCGGGCGGATCTCTCCGGTGCGTCGGTCGACAGACTCCGCACGGATCAAGCCGCTGGCGCGAAGATCCTCGACCGCATCAGCAACGGAATACAGGCGCTTCGCGTTATGTCGGGCCGAGTGGATCAACGCCGTGCTGATCACCAGGGCCTCGTCACGCCCCAGGCGGCTCTGCCCCGAGTCCTTGCGCCGCTTACGCGGTGCGCGCTCACGCACCTGTACATCCTTCAGCTTGCGGTACAGCGATGCCAGCGACAGACCCAGCTCTGCCGCGGCTGCTTTGCATAGCGCCGTGCGCTGCCCCTGACCGGCGCTCTGTAGCTGCCGGTCGAGGTCAACCAGGCGCTGGGTGATGACGGCAGACACGGCCATGATCAGGCTCCCACTCCGTCCGCGAACTGGGCATCCAGGGCGGCCATATCGGCCCCCACCCAGTCGGGTGCCTGGTCGCGACCAAGCTCTGCAGGCAGGTCGAACTCGTTGCGTACCTCCTCCAGGAGTGATTCCAGGTGAACGATCAGTGCAGCCTGGAAGGCGCGATGGTCGGCACCTTGCTCCTCGGCCTGCTCGGCCAACTTGGCGAAGCCTTCACGCAGTTGCCCCATGATCCCGACCTCGACCTCATAGGCCATGGAGGTGACTTCCTGACGCAGCTCTGCCGCGCGCTGGTCGGCCGTCATGGTTTCCACCTGGCGGCGCGTCTTCTCCAGTTCGAGCTTGGTGTTCTGCAGGTTCTCGGTGGTGTTGGCCAGCAGGCGCCCCTGCGCTTCCTTGTCCTCGCGGAGGTCGCGCAGAGCCTTGCGCAGCTCGCGGCAGCTCATGCGCTCGATGTCGTCTAGGTCGAGGCCTGCAACTGTGCCTCCATCGGCAAGTGCAACGAGATCGTCATCATCTTCGCTGATCAGTTCGAGTAGCTTCGCCTTCCCCAAAACGGACAACGTTGTCCGTTTTGACTCCAGTGCAGGAGACAGGTATTTGAGCGCCGCCTGCATCATCCGGCGCGCTGCGCGCTCATGTATCCCCAACTGTTCAGTGACGATCTGAGTGAAGTCGCCGTGGGGCTCATGCTCTTTCAGCACGATCAGGCGCTTTCCGGCTTCCAGCATGGCTTCTGCCGACTGGGCCATGTAGAAGCGCGCCTCATTGACCACGCGGATGCGGTCGTAAGGGAGGCCGTCGCCGAACTGCGCCATGACCTCGGCACTGTGCTCCGTCATGGTGGCGATGTTCTGGTTGATAGCGGCGCTATCCAGCTCCGGCAGCTCTACTGCGGGTTTCGGTTTGGTGGCAGTACGTCCCATGGGTATCCCCTCAGATCATGGAGCCGGCAGCGACCCGGCGGTTGAGTTCGTGGATGCGGTTCTGCATGCGGCTAACGTGGTCCGCATGGGCCTGGGCGATCTGCAGCATGCTGACGCTGTGAGCGAATCGGCCATCTTCTCTACGCTCGGCTAGGCCGGCCTCGATGAGGGTCTGCATGTAGCGGGTGATGTTGGCCGGGCTCTCGCCAAGGGCCTTGGCGACTTCGCCATTCGAAAGGCCCGTCAAGGTGTGTCCTTTCAGCGCGATCAGAACGCGCAGGACGCGCAGCGCGGTTTCGTTGACGCGTTTCTCAGTCATCGGAATCTCCAAGTTCGAGCTGGGGGTGTTCGTGTTGGGTGACGTTTCCGTGGTGCCAGGCCAGGGACTCCAGGCCCGCCCGCAGCGCGTCCAAGGTCTTGTCTCGGTCTTGGCTGCCGGCATGGAAAGCCAGGAGCGCCCCAACGGCGTCATGCAGGACGGTCTGCAACTGCTGCACATCCTTGGGCGACGTCGTGCGGCCAGTCGGAATGTCGATGAGGAGCTTTCCGTGGGCGGCAGCCAGGTAGCGTGTGATCAGTGGAATGCCGGTGGCTTTCTCCAGGGGCACCACCAGGCACAGCGGCAATCGGCCGTTGGCCATCCACTTGTAGAGACTGGATTGGTTGGTCTGCCCCAGGTGATCGATGGCGAGGCGCTCGACCCCGCGGTTGTACCTCTGCGTACCGTGCTCCACGCAGCCTTCAATGGATGCGCAGGGCGAGCGCGGCACCCAGGTCTTCCAGTTCCGGCGCTTCATTGGACGGCGCTCCAGAAGCCCTTCTGGCCGTCATCCAAACAAATAGCTGTTTTCACCATTGGCAAAGCTGTTGCCACAGCGTCAGCCTGATGAGGTACATTCACATTCGTCGGAGAGACTGACATGACTACCCCCGATCACTTGGTTCTTGATGCGTCGATGCGTTCGGCGTTTGTGGCTCTCGCGCGTCGCCTGTCGATTGATCACGGGCTGGATCTGGACGGCCTTGCCGACGATCTGGAGACGCTGGCGGATGCTCAGCCGGGCGATATGTGGCAAATGCCCCACCGCGATCTGGCAGGGGTGCTGCGGCATGTTGCCGAGCGGACGCAAGTAGCCGCGAGCTGACCTCGAAGGCTTCGTCGCGACTCAGGCTGTGTTTGAACAGCCGTCCAGCGCTGATGAGCATCAGCCGGTCGATGAGGCGTTCGGCGCCTGGTGATGCAACGGTTCGGTCCACCAGCAGGAGGCTGCTCTGGTGCGCGTCGGCCAGGTGCCAGGAGATGTCCGATGTATCGCCAGGGGCGCACGCGATCAGTGCATCGAGCGCGGCGCGCCAGGTGTCCATCGGGGTCGGGATCAGGTCGATGTGCTCGACAGGTGGCTGGGTGCGGGGCATGGCGGTGTTCCTCACGCAGCAGCTACAGAAGGCTTCAGGCCGAGCTTCACAGCTATTTCGTGGGCTTGGCCGTAGTTGGCTTTGAGTTGGCCATTGAGAACGCGGTAGACGTCGTTACGGGCGTAACCGTTTTCCTTTGCCCACTCGGTGAAGGTTTTGCCGGCCTGGCGGAAGCGTTGCTTCACCTGGTCGGCCGTGAGGGCTTTGGTTGCAGCGGCCATGGCAGTGGCTCCTGTAATGCAAAGATGTTGCGGGTTTGTATGAATGATGATGGTCCCAATTATGGGACTCGTCAAGGTATTTGTGGGGACACAATTGTCCATAGGTCGGCGAATCAAAGAGGAGCGCGAGCGTCTGGGTTACACCCAGGGGGACTTCGCGGAACTTGTAAATGCCTCCAGAAAATCCCAGATGCGTTGGGAGCAAGAAGGCGGACCCTCGCCAGACGCCGAAGCTCTAGCTATCTGGTCGTCTGAAGGGGTCGATGTGCCGTATGTACTAACAGGGGTGCGTTCAAGTAGAGGCACGAACCAGCATCTGCCAGCAGATGAGCAGGTTTTGCTGGAGGCTTATCGGGGCCTTACTGCGAGCAAAAGAAAGGAGCTGCTGGCGGCGCTGCTTACTGGCCAATCTGGGAAGAAGCTCGCCAAATCTGGCAGCGTAACCGTACAGGGCAGCGGTAATAGGACGGCGGGGCGGGACTACCAAGAGAAGGAGTGACCCGTGAGCGACATTGACGTTGATGGCGATCGCAACCGGGTCGCAGGACGTGACTTCATTGAGGTCCATCTTGCGCCCGAACATGAGCCGCTGTCTCAAGAGCAGAGGAAACGACTGAACTTGCTGGTGAACAACATCAGCAGTGAGTACAAAGTTGATCCTTGGACTCTATGGAGAGAGGTCGTTCATACCCGCATTGGCGTGAGCAAAGTCCGGCAGATTCCGAAGAGCAAGTTCTCAGAGGCCGAACGAGCGCTGCTGGAACACGCAGAACACCTACATTCGTTGTCACATGCCAAACGATTGGTTGCAGAGGTGCTGCAGATAGCCAACGAGCGAGGGCTTTATCAGGACCTCACCCGCTACTGTTCGAGGGAGTTCGGCTTGACAGTGCTCAACAAGCTGAACCCTGAGCAACTGAAGCAAGCACTGCGCTTTGTCGAGGATGCTGCCGGCCTTTCCTCGCAGCAAAATAACCAGCTACCTGCAGACCGGTCCTTGGAGGGTCAAGCCCACGAGCGGCACGGTTCGGGTTGGAAGGCGTTTGTCATCGAAGCCAGAGCCATGGTTGTCGCCTACCCCATTCAATGTGGACTACTTGCTGCTTTGCTCGTGGTGTTGGGGAAAGCAATTTAGTAAGTGAAGGCGCTCGCGCGTCGCTCAGCAAGCGAGCAGTGTGACCAGAACTGAATTTCGAAAGGACACGGGACAGTGGAAAGGCTGATATTTAAGGGGCGGGTTTGGCTGCTAATAGCTGCATTTGTCGTAGTCGCTGGTTGTGCGACGGCCACCATAGGAAAACCATTTCCGGCTAGCAGCGTAGGTCAGTTGCAATTGGGTGTTTCTACAATGGAGGATGCGCGCCGGTTACTCGGCGACCCACATCAGGTAGAAACAAATCAAGCGGGTGAACAGCTACTCATATGGCAGTACGTTCGCTCAGATGCCACCAGCGGTTTCGCCTCTGTTGATGTTAAGACCAGTCAGCAATTGGCCGCTCTCGTATTCAGCCCTTCTGGTCGCCTATTGCGCGTTGGCAGGTTGATCAACACACCCGCTCCATTAGCAGCCCCACCCGCCCTCCATAGAACTACTGGCTCAGATCATGTCTTACAGACTCGCGAATCGGTCCAAGAGCAACTGGACCAACTGAACCAGATGCAGCTCCCTTACCAGGAATACCAGCGGCGGTATCGGGAGATTACAGGGCAGTGAGTAGGGATACTCCATGCTGCCCCGTCCGGCCAATCGATTGATTTTCGAACTGCCGAAAAGCGACCTCGCGCGCGCGTGACGATGATGTCCGGGCGTCCTGCAGGAGCAGGATGCCCATCAGTTGGCCAGGGATGGCCACCCTATCGGGAGCATCGTCATGTCATCGCCGCAACCCCGGCGCCGCCGCGCGCCGCGCATGACCAGCTGGACGCTGGTCACCCTCGTCCTTCTGATCATTCTCGCCGCCATTCGCCCGGAGCAACTCCAGGTCGTTGCCTACAAGCTGGTCCTGGTGACCTTGGGCGCGGTGGCCGGCTATTGGATCGATCGCAGTCTGTTCACGTTCGCGGCTCGCCCGCATGAATGCTCGGCCAACCTGGAGGTCGTGGGTGCCTGGCTGCGCCGCTCGCTGATCGTCCTGGGCTGCATCCTCGGCTTGACCCTGGGGCTGTAACGATGGGGATTCCGCAGACGATCCTGATCGTTGCCGCCATGACTTATCTCCTGTCGTCGTATCGATCGGATGGTCTCACCACCAGCGTGAACGTCCGGCGCCGAGCATGCTGGGTCGGTGCGCTGATGCTCCTGCTGCTGGCCGGCGGTTTCTTCTCGTCGGCCAAGGCCGATGAGATCCCGCGGGCCGCCGAGCAGTATCGCCGCGTGCTGGTTCGAGCGGCGCATGCTGAGTGGGGACTGTCGGCGCCGATCGCTACGTTCGGTGCTCAAGTGCATCAGGAGAGCCGCTGGCGTGCTGATGCCCGCTCTCCCGTCGGCGCACAGGGCTTGGCGCAGTTTATGCCCGGTACCGCTGAGTGGATCGCCGGCCTGTATCCGGCCGCCCTCGGCACCAACCAGCCGTTCAATCCAGGCTGGGCACTGCGCGCGCTGGTCACCTACGACCGTTGGCTCTACGACCGAAACCAGGCCTCCAGCGAGTGTGATCGCTGGGCATTCGTACTGTCCGCTTACAACGGCGGCCAAGGGTGGGTAAATCGCGACCGTAAGCTGGCCTCGGCATCCGGCGCCGACCAGTTGGCCTGGTTCGATTCCGTCGAGCGCTTCAACGCCGGGCGCTCGGCCGCCAACTTCCGCGAGAACCGCAACTACCCGCGCCTCATCCTGCTTCGCTATGAGCGGATCTATCTGCAGTGGGGCGACGGCGTGTGCGGAGAGAGGTACTCCCTGTGAGACTGTCCTCCAGCATCACCTTGGCTCTGAACGTTACCTACCTCGACCTGGCGGTGATCCAGCGACTGTTCGCAGGCAGTCGCGACTTCCTACCGGCACCTGAGCTGTATTGCTCGCCAGTACCGCGCGAGCGGCATGGTAAGTCCGGTGTGGCTCGGGCGAAACGTAAGGCTCGTAAGTACAAGCGGAGAAATCATGGCCGTCCTTAGCCTCCTACGCACCAGTACGTTCTGGCTCGTGCTGAGCGCGGTGCTGTGCGGCGCAGCCGTAGTGATCCACGGCTCCGCAAGCTACGACCGTGGGTACGCCACCGGCCGGGCCGAGGGTGACGCTGCGCTGCTCAACCTGCAGCTGCAGCACACCAACGAACGCGCCCAGGCCCTTCAGGACGCCCTGGTCCAGTACAAGCAGCAGGTCGCGCGCGCCAACCAGGCCGAGGAGCAACTGCTGCAGGTACAGCAGCAACTGACCGACACCCGACACCAACTCCAGGAGCGAATCGCACATGTATCGACCGCCTACCGAGCGGCACCTGGTGCTGCGCCTATTGCTATCCCTCGCTGTGTCTTCACTCGCGGCTGGGTGCGCGACTTCAACACCGCCCTCGGCGCCGGTTTGCCCGCCGCAGGAGCACGCGCCGATTCCGCCGGCGCTCAAACAGCGACCTGGCCCGCCGCCGGTTCTGACGCCGAGCTACTGGAAAGCGGCGTCACTCCGGCGGACATCCTGGCCTTTGCCCAGGACTACGGGGCCTGGTCTCTTCGCAATCTTGCTCAGCTCAACGCACTACTGGAACAAGGGGAATAGGGAATGAAGGTCGAGCTGGAACTGTGGCAGTTGATCACTCTGCTGCTGACCTTCCTCGGTGCCTGCGCGGGCGGCGGCAAGCTGCTGCTCAACCAGATCCAGAAAAGCCTGGATTCGCGATTCGCAAGCCAAGACCAGGCACGCCTGGCGAACCATGAACAGCTCTCCTACCGGCTGGACGCCATCGAGCAGGCCGCGAGGGAAGAAACCAACCAGTGGCAGCGCGTTGAACGAGAACTGATGAGCCTGAAGGCGGAGCTGCCGATCCAGTACGTCCGCCGCGAGGACTATATCCGCGGCCAGAGCGTGATCGAGGCGAAGCTCGACGGTTTGGCCGTGAAGCTGGAAAACGCGCAGCTGCGCAGTCTGATGGGAGCAAAAAATGCAAATTGACCTGGCCAAGACCCGGCGCGAAGCCCTGCGCTGGCTGATTCTGCTGACCCTGAACAATGCTCGGCCGGTGGGCGCCTACGAGGGGCCGGTCCTCTCGGTCGCACAGAGCGAGTACCCCGACGCCACACCGCTGGAGATCCGCCGCGAGCTGGACTACTTGGCCGACCGTGACCTGGTGACCTTGGTCAAGGAACCATCCGGCAAGTGGTTCGCCGATTTAACCCGGTACGGCACTGACGTCGCCGAGTACACCATCGACTGCGAACCCGGCATCGCTCGTCCCAAGAAGTACTGGTGACGACCATGGGGCGGAAATCATCGATCTCCCGGTTACCGGACCAGGTCCGGGCCTACATCGAGGGGCGCCTGGCCGATGGCCGGATGACCCTGGACGAGCTGATCGCGGACCTGCAGGCGCAGTTCCCGACCCGGGCCGAGGCCGGCGAGCTGCCCAGCCGTGCGGCCGTGCATCGATACGGCAAGAAGCTGGAGCGACGGCTGGCGGCAATTCGTGCCAGCACCGAGGCGGCCAAGCTGATCCGTGCCCAGGCCGGCGACGACCTGGACGCACGCAGCGAGGCGCTGACGGCGATGATCCAGTCCGAGCTGTTCGAGTCGATCATCTCCCTACAGGAGGCTGGTGATGAAGAGATGGACCCGGCCGATCGTGTCGGACTGCTGGCGTCAGCGGCAAAGAACATCGCGACGCTGACGCGCTCCAGCGTCACGCTGAAGAAGTTCCAGGCAGAGGCCGAGGAACGTGCGCGCCAGGCGCTGCTCGCTGAGCAGAAGGCCAAGCTGGATGCGATGCCCAGCAAGGGCGGAGTGACCGAGGCGACCAAGCAAGCGATCCGGGAAGCGCTGGGGATCAACTGATGAAGCGCAAAGGCAATGCCAAGGTCATCCCGGCCAACCCCGATGCGATTTTCCTGCCGTACCAGAGCAGATGGATCACCGATCCGAGCCGCCTGAAGCTCATGCAGAAGTCCCGGCAGATCGGCCTGTCCTGGTCCACCGCCTATGCTGCCGGTGAGCGCACTGCTGCCGAGTCCGCGCGAGTGGATCAATGGGTGAGCAGCCGTGATGACCTGCAGGCGCGCCTGTTCCTTGAAGACTGCAAGATGTGGGCGGGGATCATGAACCAGGCCGCAAAGGATCTGGGCGAGATCGTCATTGACGTGAAGAACAAGATCTCGGCCTACGTCCTGGAGTTCGCCAATGGCCGCCGTATCCACAGTATGTCCAGCAACCCGGACGCGCAGGCCGGCAAGCGCGGCGGACGCATCCTGGACGAGTTTGCCCTGCACCCCGATCCCCGCAAGCTATGGTCGATTGCCTATCCGGGCATCACCTGGGGTGGCGCTATGGAGATCATCTCCACCCACCGGGGCAGTCAGAACTTCTTCAACCAGCTGGTGCGCGAGATCGTAGAGGGCGGCAATCCGAAGAATATCAGCCTGCACACGGTCACCCTGCAGGATGCCCTCAACCAGGGGTTCCTCTTCAAGCTGCAGCAGATGCTGCCGGCCGACGATGAGATCCAGGGCATGGATGAGGCGCAGTACTTCGACTTCATCCGGGCGGGCTGTGCTGACGAGGAGTCTTTCCAGCAGGAGTACATGTGCAATCCGGCCGACGACGACGTGGCCTTCCTGGAGTACGACCTGATTGCCTCCGCGGAATACCCGCAGACCGCTAACTGGCAGCAGACCGAGGGCGGCCGACTGTTCGCAGGCGTCGACATTGGGCGTAAGAAAGACCTGACCGTCCTGTGGATCTTGGAGCTGCTCGGCGATGTGCTCTATACGCGCCACGTCGAGCGTCTGCAGAACATGCGCAAGTCCGCCCAGGAAGCGATCCTCTGGCCCTGGTTCCAGCGCTGTGAGCGCATCTGCATCGACGCCACCGGCCTGGGTATCGGCTGGGCGGACGACGCTCAGGACCAGTTCGGCGAGCATCGTGTCGAAGCTGTGACCTTCACCCCGCGAGTAAAGGAGGCTCTGGCCTACCCAATCCGCGGCGCCATGGAGGACCACAAGGTCCGTATCCCCTATGACCCGAAGATCCGCGCCGCCTTGCGCGAGGTCACCAAGCAGACGACGGTTGCGGGCAACATCCGCTTCACTGCGGAGCGCACTCCTGACGGCCATGCCGACGAATTCTGGGCGCTGGGTCTGGCGATCCATGCTGCTTCCGGCCTGGTCGACATGCCCATCGACTACCAGTCCGCCGGCACACGGACGCAGCTCAATGACTACGTCTCCACTCCGGGGGGAATCATCGTGCCGCACGGCTTCGGCGCGGTGCGCGGTAATAACGACTTTGGAGGCTATTGATGGAAAAGCCCGCCCTTGGCCGGGAGATCGCCACCAGTGGCGACGGCCGCGACATCACTCGACCCTTTATCTCTGGCCTGCAGGTGCCCAACGATTCGATCCTGCAGCGCCGTGGCGGCAACGACCTGCGGGTGTACGAGGAGATCCTCAGCGATGCTCAGGTGAAAACCGTCTGGGGCCAGCGGCAGTTGGCCGTGGTCAGTCGCGAGTGGAAGGTGGAAGCCGGCGGTGATCGCCCGATCGACCAGGTTGCGGCGGAGCACCTGGAGCAGCAGCTGCAGCGTGTGGGCTGGGACCGCGTCACCAGCAAGATGCTGTTCGGCGTGTTCTACGGTTACGCGGTATCCGAGCTGATCTACGGCCGCGACGACCGCTACATCACCCTGGAAGCGATCAAGGTCCGCAATCGCCGGCGCTTCCGCTACGACCAGGACGGCGGCCTGCGCCTGCTCACCCCCAACAACATGTTCGAGGGGGAGCCGTGCCCTGCACCTTACTTCTGGCATTTCTCGACCGGCGCCGACAACGACGATGAGCCCTATGGGCTGGGCCTGGCTCATTGGCTGTACTGGCCGGTGTTCTTCAAGCGCAACGGCATCAAGTTCTGGCTGATCTTCCTGGACAAGTTCGGTATGCCCACGGCGGTCGGCCGCTATGACGACAAGACCGCCACCCCCGAGGACAAGGCCAAGCTACTGGCGGCCCTGCATGCCATCCAGACCGACTCGGCGATCATCATGCCCGCCGGCATGCAGGCGGAGCTGCTGGAAGCCGGGCGCTCCGGGACCGCCGACTACAAGACCTTGCATGACACGATGGACGCAACCATCGCCAAGGTCGGGCTCGGCCAGGTGGCGAGTACCCAGGGCACCCCCGGCCGTCTGGGCAACGATGATCTGCAGGCCGATGTTCGCCTTGACCTGGTGAAGGCCGACGCGGATCTAATCTGCGAGTCGTTCAACCTCGGCCCGGCCCGTTGGCTGACCGAGTGGAACTTCCCCGGCGCGCAGCCGCCACGGGTGTATCGCGTGATCGAGGAGCCAGAAGACATCACCGCCAAGGCCGAGCGGGATGAAAAGGTGTTCCGCATGTCAGGCTTCAGGCCGACCCGCGGCTACGTACAAGAGACCTATGGGGTCGAAGTTCAGGACGGCTCTGAGTCCACCCAGGCCGAGGCCACGGCGCCGACGCCTTCCACCGAGTTCGCCGAGGGCGATCAGCCGTCCGACCCAGCAGCGGCGATGGCGCCGCAGCTGGCCGAAGCGATGCAGCCTGTCGTCGGCAACTGGACGACCCAACTGCGCACGCTCATCGAGCAGGCAAGCAGCCTGGAAGATCTGCGCGAGCGCCTGCTCGATCTAGCTCCCCAGCTCAGTCTTGATCAATACGCCCAGGCCATGGCCGAGGGGCTGGAGGCAGCTCACCTGGCCGGACGTAATGACGTCCAGGAAGAGCTAGATGGACGGGAGCAGATCTGATGGCCACCCGCGCCGCATACGGCGGACTCTCCTTCCAGGAGCAGATCCGCTTCTTCCAGGCCAAGCATCCGTCGATCGACTACAACGCGATCCGTGGCGCGGCTAACGACCAGTCCTTCGTCAGCGCCGGGGCAAATCGCGCCGACCTGGTGGCGGATCTGCAAGCCATCATCGATCAGGCCATCCGTGACGGCATGACCCTGGCGGAGTTCCGCAAGGACTACGACGCGGTCCTGGACCACTACGAATGGGAGCCGGAGGGTGGCCGAGCCTGGCGGGCGCGAGTGATCTACGAGACGAACCTGCGCACCAGCTATGCCGCTGGACGCTATGCACAGCTGCAAGCGGTCAAGGGCGAGCGACCGTTCTGGATGTACAACCACAGCGATGCCGTCGAACACCCCCGCGAACTGCACCTGGCCTGGGACGGCCTGGTGATCCATGCCGACAATCCCTGGTGGCGAACGCACTATCCACCCAACGGCTGGGGATGTCAGTGCTCAGTCAGCGCCTACGCGGAGGACGAGCTGGCATCGCTGGGCAAGGACGGCCCGGACGAGCCTCCGAGCGGCCGGATGCGTCGGCTGACCTACCGCGGCGAGGTTGTCGAGGTTCCTGAAGGTATCGACCCTGGCTGGGACTACGCGCCAGGACGGAGCAACTTCGAACAGTTGGTCCAGGGCGCGCTGCAGAAGACCACGCCGCTGCCACCCGAACCGGCTGCGAAACTCAACCAGCAACTTCTGCAGAACCGCTCGGTGGCCACCGCCATTCAAACCGACTGGGAGCGCTGGCTCGATAGCGTCGCCAATGACCCGGTCCGTCGTGGCCGCCGGGTCCACGTCGGCACGCTTTCACCGCAGACCGTTGAGGGCATGAGCGCAGCTGGCGTGGAAGCCAGCACGGCGGTCATCAGCGTGGGCGACAGCGATATCCTGCATGTGCTGCGCGACGCGAAAGCCATGGCGACAACCGCGGCAGGACTGCCCAAGGCGTTGTCATTGGCTGAGCTAGCGACCCTGCCGCAGATCCTCGCCCAGCCGCAGGCCGTGCTGCTCGACGCCAAGTCCAACACCCTGATCTACGCGTTTGCTGCACAGCGTCGGGAAGCAGGAAAGATTGCGGTGCTGGTGAACTTCCAGCTCAAAGGGGGCGAGGCGACCAATTCCGTCCGATCTGGATCGCTGATCGACTGGGCGGACGTGGCAAAGGACGTCAAGGCAGGGAAACTGGTGGTGCTGGAGGGAGCGCTGTGAGTGCCCAGGGTGGACGCCACCTCCACCGTACAGGCGCCGAGTAGGCCCCCGAGCCGGAACTGGCGATTTCCCGGCCGCCAAGGCACCCACAACGTCAACTCACTATAACCGATCGGAGGCAGCATGGCAGGCATCACCCTCGAATGGGACGGACGGCGAGCACTGGACGTGCTCAACGCGGGCAGCGCAGCGCTGGGAGATCCGAGCGGGCTTCTGCAGGATATCGGGGAGCTGTTGCTCAACATCCATCGCCGTCGATTCCAGGCCCAGGTATCGCCTGACGGCACGCCTTGGCAGCCCTTGTCGCCGGCCTACCTGCGGCGCAAGCGAAAGAACCGGGACAAGATCCTCACGCTCGACGGCCACCTGCGCAACCTGCTGCGCTACCAGCTGGACGGCAGCGAGCTACTGTTTGGTAGCGATCGTCCCTACGCAGCCATTCATCATTTCGGGGGGACAATCCAGCGCCAGGCACGCAGCAGCACCGTGTACTTCAGGCAGAATGAACGGACAGGCGAGGTCGGCCGGGAGTTCGTGCCCAGAAGGCGCAGCAATTTCGCTCAGGACGTGCAGATCGGCCCCTACACAATCCAGATGCCGGCTCGGCCATGGCTTGGGACTTCTAGCCAAGACGACGACACCATTCTGCAGCGGGTAGAGCGCTATCTGCAGCGCGCGCTCCGCGAACGCGCCTGAAAGGCCCTACACGCGCGAACGCTGATTTAGTGCTACCGTGGCGCGCCGACAACCCGTATCGACGCCTCTCGAAGCGCCTAGGCCGTTTATAAACACGCTCATCGGGCTTGCCAGGGATCGATGTCGCGTGCTTTCGTAGAAAACAGCCTCAGACACCCCAGTCACCAATTTTCGGTCCGCCGAAAAGCCCCTGCACTCACGCCGCCTCACTCTGGGCGGCATGAAAAAGCCAACCGCCACTCTGCCAATCCTCCCCGCCGGCCGGCACGTCGCTCTCGATGGTCGCCCGGTGGAGTTCACCGAGGCCATCCTGCAGGAGATCGCCGCGACCTACGATCCGGCGCTCAGCGAGGCCCCTCTCGTCATCGGTCACCCCAAGCTCAATGCACCGGCCTACGGCTGGGCGAAGGGCCTGGAGGTGCGCGAGGGCATGCTCTATGCCGAGCCGCACCAGGTAGTCCCCGAGTTCGCAGAAGCCGCGAACCGCAAGATGTACAAGAAGCGCAGCGCTTCGGTGTACCTACCGGACTCACCAGGCAACCCGGTTCCGGGCAAGCACTACTTGCGCCATATCGGCTTCCTCGGTGCCGTGCCGCCGGCCATCAAAGGCATTCCCGATGCTCCCTTGAACTTCGCCGAGGATGACGGCGCCCTGGCCATCGAGTTCGCGGAAGCGCCCTACGCGGTGACGGCTCTGACCGAGATCCTGCGCCGCCTGCGTGACTTCTTCGTCGAGCGCGAAGGCGCCGAACGGGCCGACCAGCTCATCCCACAATGGCAGTTGTCTTCGATCGAGGAGGACGCGCGGCGTGCAGCCACCCACGGCGCCAGTGCCCAGGCGTCGTTCTCCGAACCCGCACCCGCAATAGAAGGCGTCGACGCCGCAGCAGCCTCTGCCGCCGCTGCGGAAGAGCCGCAGGGCACCGTCACCCCATCCGACGGTGCTTCCGCGTCAGCGGCAGAGGCTGACCGGACCTCTCACCCATCACAGCAGGACACGACCATGCCTGACGAAGCTGCGCTCCAGGAGCGCCAACGCCAGCTCGACGAGCGCGAGCAACTGCTGGCCACCCGCGAAGCACAGGTGGCCCAGCAAAAAGCCCAGGAACATCGCAACGAGGTCACCGAGTTCGCCGAAGGCCTGGTCAAGGCCGGCCGACTGTTGCCGCGCCAGAAGGCTCCGGTGATCGAGCTGCTGGTGAGTCTGCCTGCCGACACCCCCCTGGAGTTCGCCGAGGGCGACGGCCAGGTCACCAAGCCGGCGGCCGAGGTGCTGCGCAGCTTGCTGGCCGAACTGCCCAGGCAGGTGGACTTTTCCGAGAAATCCGGTGACGGCGGCGACCTGAGCTTCGGCAGTGCTCACGCCATTGCAGCGCGAGCGCAGAGCTATCAGGAAGAACAGCGGCAGGCTGGACGCCATATCAGCACGACCGAGGCCGTTACCCACATCACCAAGGGAGCCAAGTAGGCCATGAACATTCCCGGACTCATCACCGCCAAACGTGCCAGCGGCGCCATCGCCGCCCGCCGTATCGTGATCCATGGCAGCTCGGACGGC